AGATTCTTTTTTTCCTAATTTCTCAACTAATGAAAATTCTGGATATTTTAATTTAATAGAAATTTTATCTGTAATTTTAATTAAATCTTTGATATTAGATGGTATATCAACTTTAATGTCCAATAAATTTATAACTCCTTGCATCTTTCCACCACATTGAGTATCATTAACTTCATTAGTACAAACATAATCATTTTCAACAATTTCACCAACAGACCTTGCTCGAAGGTTAATAAAATAATACTCAACATCAATTACCGGTAAAGTATTTACATTAATATTTTCTGTTAAAGTACAATTTGTTAAAACTTGTTTAATATTTCTCTCAATGGTTTCTTTATCATCAGCTTCCATAGCCATCATTAAATTTTTTTGTTCTTTAACTAAGAATGGACGAAAACGAATATGTTTCTTAGAAAGTGGTAAATCAAGGTCGTAGACCGGTGTATCAATTTTTGGCAAAGCCATTTTAAATCTCCTTTATCAAATCAATTAAGCGCCCGTAATATTATTAAGTAAACCATTAAGTGCTGCATTTTTCATAGATTGGCTGAGAGAAGAAACAGTATTATTGTTCCATTGCTTGTATGCAAATACTACGGCCAATTTGTGATATCCATCAGAACTCCATTCCAAATCCAATTGATTTATGGCTAAAGGAAAAGATTCTCTCAATACGGCAGCATATGTTAATTCTCCAGAAACATCATATTGATTAATAGAAACATCAACTGCATAATTTGCTTTATATTGAAAATTATAATCCGTTGAAGGATTGATTAAATCCATCCATGCATCAAAGAATATTTTTTCATTCATATTATCAGAAACCATAAAAGTAAATGTACTTTCACCATAAGTTGTCTGATATGGAAACTTTTCTACTGGAGCTGAACCCATTTTCTTTTCTGCTGTTGCAAAAGTTCTACCTGGAATATCAACCGATTCACAACGAAACGATAAATTTCTGGCTGTAGTGATATAAGAAGCTAAAGCCAGAGGAATAGGAATATTAACATCAAACCTTGATGGTCGTGCTAGATCAGTATTAAAACTGGATTTAAAACTATTAATATTACCAGCCATCTATTATCCTTCTATTTTGTCTATTGATTCTTGCCACACTTTAGATACCGGAGCGCCAACAAATTGTTGAACTGGCAAATAAACGGCATTTTGCCATTCTTCCGGTTCAACGGCAAACATTTTTGACTGAATTTGACTTGTCAAATATCTTTTAAGACATGGTTTAAACTCTTTAAAACGCTTGGAGGCGCTTAAAATGTCGTAACTGATGCGTATTCTCATTATTTCTCCAGCATCACCCTTATCTGCGTAATCCATGAGTTTATCTAAAAATGCCATTCTATAATTTAATGGTAAATAATGTAGGTTTAAGCCTAAAAAGCCATCTGGATACATTTCTAGTGGTATTACCAGAGGAAAACGGTCATAATAAGGTAAAGTATTTTTACCTTTTGCATCATAATAAAAGAAAAATAGTTTACCCAAGCCAAATTTATCTTGTTTTGAGCCAGAGCCGACTCCTGAAACCTTTTTCTTTAGCCAAGCCATAGAATCTTGCGCCATCTTTTTTAAATCTGATGTCGTTTTCTTTTTTGCTGAGTTTTTTAGTTTATCTGCCATTTTGGTATTTAGTTACATACCAAGGTGATCTTCTGTGATAATTTTGAACTCCCAACCTCTATCCAAACAGAATTCATTGGCTGCTTTCCATTTAGCCTGATTAACACCCCATGTTGTAACTTCATTGATATATTGTTTAGTAACTCTTTTACGAACTTCTGGAGGTTGAGTTTGTTTTTTTGGTTTTACTTCCAACATCAAAGTTTTAAATGTTCCTGTTTTTGTTTTAACTTTAACAATAAAATCAGGAAAATAACGATGTCTTTGTCCATCAACTGGAGATACATAAGGAACAATCAATTCTTCAGAAGCCCATGAAATAATGTCATCATTTTTATCGAGCCAATTCATCACTCGACATTCCCATGATGAGCGATAAATGATATTATTTGCATCCCCAACATATTTTTGTGGGTGTTTTGGTATGAATCGTCCTGAATAAGCCATATAAATACTATATATTCAACCTTTTAAAGAGAGTTAGATGAGCCTAAAAGTCATACCAACAAATATTGGTGGTTTCAACTTATCGGGTGCGCAGTTACAAGGCCCCTTATCGAGTTTATTTCAAAATCAAAATCCTCAAAATCTTGTCTATCCCTCTGATTTAGGATCAAACCCAGCGATGGGTCATGCTGTAATGTTTGAAATTTTTGATTATAAATCAGGTTTTGAAGATGCTGCAAAAAACGCAATAGAAAGTCTTAAAAAAATAAATGATGTTTCTTTTGGTAATCAAAATGGAGATGGAACATTTAGTAATTTAATTGAGGGAACTTCAAAAATAACTAATATTATTAAAGATGCAACCTTTAATTTAGGACTTAAAGCCATTCAAGCAGGATCATATCAACGACAAACAAAAAATAAATTAGCTAATATTTCTTTGTATATGCCAGATACATTGAATGTTACATATAATTCTAATTATACGGATGTTAGCTTAACAGAATCATTAGGGTTAAAAGGATTTATAGGAAATGCATATTCAGACTTAAAAAATCCTGCTTTAACTAAAGAATTTTTACAAACTGTTTTGCAAAGTGATTATGGTAAAGCAGCTGCTGCAAAAGCTGCAGGTAATTTATTGGGACCAAATTTAAGTGAATTTATTCAACAATCAGCTGGGATATACATTAATCCACAAATACAATTACTTTATAAAGGTGTTGGATTAAGAACTTTTCAATTAGAATTTATATTTACTCCAAAAACATCTCAAGAAGCTCAAGTGTCGAAAGATATTTGTGATTCTTTTGCTTTTTATTCTTTACCTAGTTTTGGATCAAATTCTAACGGAGAATCTGGACAATTTTTAAAACCACCACAATTGTTTAGAATTAAATTTAAATTTTTAGGAAAAAACGATGTTCTAGGATCTGTTTCTAATGTATTTAGCTCTGCTTTAAGTAATGCTGGATTAGGATTTTTAAATTCAACAAATCCGACCAATACAATTATGAATGGTAATGAAGCAAAAGTAATGACCATTAATGATTGTGTATTACAAAATGTACAAGTTGATTATGCTCCAAATGGTTGGGCTGCATATAATGATGGATATCCAATACAAACCAGATTAACGTTGCAATTTATGGAAATGCAAATGCCTACAAAAGATACTATTAAAAATAGTAGAGTTACCGCTAATTATAATAATCAAGCGGAAGATGTTGTTTCAGAAAAAATGAGATTAGAAAGAGTTTATGCAACTAGAGATTCTGCTTATAATGATGCTGGATATTAAAAATGAAATATTTTAATTCACTACCTTTAGTTACAAATATAGATTCTAATGGTAATTATTATCTATTGAGAAATTTATTAATTAGAACAAAATTAATACCGCAATTATCTCGTAATCCTATGTTGTTTTACAAATATACGATACAAGAACAAGATACTCCCGAATCAATTGCACACAAATACTATGGAGATGTTTATAGGTATTGGATTGTTTTAATTTCAAACGAAATAATGGATCCCCAATGGCAATGGCCTTTGACAAATAAACAATTTTTAACTTATTTAACGGACAAATATTCAGCTGATGCTGGAGGTGATGATCAAGTTCTTTCATATACTTTAGCAACTTTACATCACTACGAAAAAATATTAACAACAATTGATAATGACACTCAAACAACAGCTATTAAAACAATAGATATTGATGCGGCAACATTTAATAGCACAAACGAAACAACAAGTGATTATACTTTTCCAAACGGAAGTGTTGTAACATATACCATTTCAAAAAGAGCAGTTTCAATATATGATTATGAAAATGAATTAAATGAATCAAAAAGAGAAATCAACATATTAAATTCAGCTTTTGTTTCCGACATAGAAAATCAATATGAAAAATTGGTAGGATTCTAAAATATGGCTGGAACACCAAATATTAATTATGCGACAGATTATCAATTAGATAAAGTAGATTTAATAACTTCACTAAGTGGTGGAAAAGTTAATTTAATACCTTTTATGGTTGAATTGAATCTATTTGAAGATATCTATAGTAGTACAATCTCTGGTGAATTGGTTGTTTCGGATGCTCTTGGTCTTATTTCCAATTTTAGGCTAAACGGTGCAGAATTTATTGATATTGGTTTAAGAAAATCTTCTCAAGATAATCATCCATTGAAAGAAAGTTATAGAATATACAAAATATCAAATAGAATAACAGGCGATAATAATTCGTATGAAGTTTATACTATACATTTTTGTTCTGAAGAATTTTTATTATCGGAACAATATCGTGTTTCGAAATCTGTAAAAGGCAAAAAAATATCAGAAATTATTAAAATGATATTAACTAGCT